GGTCGTGCGTGTCAAACCCCTCGCCAACGTCAAGGGTAATACTCTCGACTTTCAGCTGGTTCGCTTTTGATAGTTTCATCGATGCACTCCTATTGTAAAGGTTTAAAGGGTCTCAATAGGATAGCTTATTATCTGATAATATGCAAGACAATTCTTTACTGTGTCTTAATATCGTTATACCTGGCAGGCAACTAAACAAAATAGGGCAGCTGGTAAACACTACCAGCTGCCCTATTTTCTACTGCTATTTAGCTGCTTAATCTATCATAAGCTGCTTTTCTTCCCATTCACTAATCAAGCGCAATTTAGTCTTATCGCGCTGCCTAGGTTTGATACCAGCATTATAGAAAGTAGTTAAGAATAAATAAGCGCTTTGCTGCTTAGAATATTTATAAACTTTCTCATATGCTGTATCGAACCGATACAAAGGTTTACTCTCTGTTTCAACCATTGTCTATCCCTCCTGGTTTATTTCAATGTAATAAATGTTTAGGCGCTGCGCTTGGTTATCTGCCTCTATCTTTTCTAAGAATTAGTAATAAAATTAGTACTGCGATTAACTCCACTATGCAGCCTGCTTTTTATAGCTTTTCTGTTTATTGTTTGGTCCATGCAATGGCGCTGTGATACTGCGCTTGCTGCCTGCGCCATTGCACAATTTGCAGTACCTGCATTGCGTATTGTTTGTGATATATAGGCAGGAGCGCTCCTGGGCGCTCTCCTGCTCTCCTGGCTGCAGTATGGTATAAGTCCTATATCCATTATTCCAGGCCAAGCGCTTCAATTCGCCTACTTCTAAACCTTGTTTTTTGGCTGTCAAATGGTCTATGCTTGCCATTAATACACTGCTATAACTTGGCGCTATATCCTGCCACAAGTGCGTATACCCTGTATGACTGCCTGCTGCCCTTATCAGCTGCTGCAATAGGGATAAAGGCAATAAACCAGGATCACCCCAACTGCCTAGCCTTATAGGCGCTCTTAGCTGTTTAGGAACTGCGCTTACTGCCTGGTCAACTGTCTGCTCATATACTGCATTTAATGAGACAGTATTGACATAGCAGCTGGTTATCATCGCGCAGCTGCTGCAATTAGGCAGCTGCCTATTTTTGAGCGCTTCTGTTGGTTTATTATCAATGGGCAGTATGGCTAGCTGTACCATATCGCCAGTTTTCGAATTGCTGCTGCTGCGCTCTATGCAGTAAAGCGCAGCGTATATATTGCGCTCAATGTCTTCGTATATTTTTAAACTATTCATTGTCTTATTTTCTCTTGATAAAAGGCAATAAAAAAGCGCCCTGGGAATTCCCAGGGCGCTAATTAATGCAGCTGCTGTATGTTTAGGCTGCATCTAACTTTGTCAGTAGCTTTGCAGCTGCTGTGTCAATGGCAGTTCGATCAGACATATACTTACTCTGCTGGCTAGCCCGAGTTAAACCCTGTACCCAGCCCCAGGTAGTACCCTGCCTGCCTCCATGATCCTGGGGGAATTGCTGCTGCATTATTTCGCCTGCCTGCACAATAGCTTTAGGCAGACCAGTAGCGCTTGTTACCTGGTTAATGTCTAGCTTATTCTCTGCAGCCTGATTTATCAGCTGCTGGTCATTATATGCGCTTGCCTGTTCAGCTGCTGCGATTGTACCAGCTAAAAAAGCGCGACCATTAATCCGAGTACTGTTGGCGCTGCCTCTATGGACTAGGCGAATATTGGCGATAGACTCAGCAGACCATAAAATATGATTTCCGCAGACCATACTATACAGAATACACTCCACATTATAACTGGCAGCGCCTACTTCGCTATTACGCAGGATTAAAGCGCGATACATCGGACCACTAGGCGTTTCAATGGCTCTATCTTGATTTACCAACAAAGCAAACATATCCCTATCACTACCATACAGACCAGCTGGTCCACAGGTATCGCCTATCCTAATTGACAAATCACCTGCATCACCAGGCAATATGTCTTCTGCAGTAGCCTGCCACATATCTTCTGCGGGGCAGCCAGGATAAGGCCTAGCTGGTGGAACTCTCCAACCATCTATTTCTAGCGTGTTTAAAAGGTCTGTTACAACGTCACAATCCCAATATCGGCTATACTGATCAGAAGTTATTGCCTTGCACATATTACCCTGCTCTGTTTCTTCGATCAGCAGATTGCGCGATTTGTCGGGGTATTTAGGCAGACCAGTATTAAGACACTCTGCAGCTAGCTCAGCTGGCAAACTGCGCAAATAACCAGCAGGAGCGCCGATTCCCTGCGCCAGCTGGCCTAGTGTGTAGTTGTTCAACAGCGCAGCGCCTCTGTCATTTGCAAGCGCTAGCTCTCCCTCATGCGCTAATACTTTCATACCTGGAATAGGTAGCGCTCCCGTTTCGCTGCTGCGCTCTTTTCTTTCCTGCAGATTAACCTGCATATCAGCCAGGCTTCTAAATCTTTCCTCTGCTGGTCTGCTAGACCATTGCGCAGAAGCGCTATAGATGTGCTGCTGAGTCGCAGCGCCATTGCTTGCTGGTACTGGTGCGACAGATACCATGTGACTACTCCTGTTGTAAAGAAATAAAGGGTTGACAACTGGCGTTTCCAGTTATCAACAGAAAATATATAACCTTTATTTTGAGATAGCAAGCGATATTATAGCATAGTTTTATATTCTGTGATATTTCCTATTGACAATATTATGCCTGTTCATTAGTTTAACAAAACGCCATTAAGCTGGTTCGCACAGCGTGCCCTGCTGCCACCATTATTTGCAGTAAAATGGAGTTGATTAGAGCACTAATTTCAATTTTAAAATTGAGTTGATTACAGCTTTAATTCCAAAATTGACATTAGTTGTAACTGATTGCAGCACAACCATTAGCTTAATAAAACGCTATTAAAGTGGGCGTCATGGACGCCACGGACGCCATTTTTCACGCGCTTTGATGAATTGAGTTGATTAAGCGTGGGATTTCAAAATTACAGGAGATGGAGTTGATTAAAGGTTTGAATTCAAAAAAAAAGCCCCTGGCAACCGAAGCTGCTCAGGGGCACCCTTTAATCTTTACACCCTTATTGTACTATTCATCGACCTTTTGGTCAACCTTAAATTCCAATACGTCCGAAATATCGCATTCCAACGTCGAGAGCAAGCGCTCAATAGTATCTCGCGTGAAGTTCGTCTTGTTGTTGAATAGACTACTGATGTTAGTAGCCTCAGTATCCATTCTTGCACCTAATTCCTTAATCGATGCAATCCCCTTTTCGTCCATGATCTCTAAAATACGATACTTCCTTAGCCGTAACATGATCAATCCTTTGTTGTATTATTGCTTCCTTGTCCCTAACATAGGTAAAATAGCAACAACGAGCAAGATAAACCGTAGGCCTCAATTTTACTTACTTTTGAATAAAGCGTTCCTAAAAATAAAAAAAGTTAACGATACGTTGCGATTTTACTTGCATTCCCTGTTCCGAATCATTAACATAGGCCACATGGAAAACAAGCTAAAGAATTGGATGTTAAAAAATCGCGTGAAGGCGATAGACCTCGCTCGGCGCACAGGCGTAACACGCCAAACAATCGCAAAATTAATCAATAATGATTTTGTCCAGGTTGACCGTGTGTCTCTGAAGAAGGTCAAAGAAGCGACAGGGATCACATATGACGAATTGCTGTCGGATGGCGAGAGTGGCACCTATCATCGCAGAACTGGCATCGTAAAACTGGACACAGTAATCGAAGATCTGCTACATGATTTACACACTGCGGGTGTTAAAGATAAGTACGCGCAGTACATCGACCCCGAATTTTACTGTAGTGCCCCAGGGTTCCTATCAAGAGATCCATTTATTTTGCAAGGTGTGGACGCTGAATTTGGGGGGCACGGGTCAGCTGAGAATCAACGAATTATGGGACAAATCCGCAACGAGGGTTGGATTAATTGGTCTGATATGTGCGATATTAATCAAGTCGATCAAAAAACGCAACACACCAGATATATAGTTGTTGATTCAATAGATATGATCGGCAATTATCGAAGAATCGATCAGTATCGGAAGGTGCAAATCACAACACGCGCAGTATTATGGGAGGGCGATTACTCAATGTCCCACACAACAACAATATTAACCCTGGGAATAGATCGCAAATTCGGGGAAATAATGGCAGGTAAACCGTGGAAAATCGCAAGTTGGGTATGGTTTGATGTAAATACAGAAAAGCTATAATAAAAAAGTCTTTGGCAGGGTTGCACCCCCACCAAAGACAAACTCACCCCAAATCGGTCAGGAAACCAAAAGGAGTCAAGTTGTCGAAATATAACCCCCTTTATAACAGAAAATCAACCTGCTCAACTGTGCAGTGGTGCCTTTTAGCACTCGCAGTGGTCTATCTCTGTGCGCGTATCGTACCTGCGCTATTGGGGAGATAATCATGGCTATAGAGCAGATCACCCCCCAATTATTAGCCGCACTGGCTGAACCCTTTAGCTCAGATGTTATCCACTGGCGTGTAGGCTCAACGACCAAGGATAACAAAAGAGGCATGGCCTTAGCCTACGTCGATGCGCGTGACGTTATGAACAGGCTGGATCAGGTCTGTGGTGGTGCCTGGCAGGACCACTACCAAGAGGTCTCTGGTCGCGTAGTCTGTTGCATCTCAATCCACAATCAAACGCGATCCGATGGCGCTGGCGATACCCAGGTAGAAGCTGAGAAGGGTGGCTTGTCGGATGCCTTTAAGCGTGCAGCAGTTAAGTGGGGAGTTGCACGTTACCTCTACTCCCTACCCAATACCTGGGTGCAGCTGGACGGTAATCGTAAGATCGTAGCACCCCCTTCCCTACCCCCTTGGGCGCTACCGCAGGGCGTTGTTTCCGAACAGGAAATTGATTTCGCCGCTACTGAAACAACAACTGCAGAAGTCAGCAATACTCAGCACGAACTGATCAATGCAATTAAAGACACGGAGTCCGTGCTAATCTCACATGATCACCTTGATATTCCAAAACGAGATGTAGCTCGGAAAAAATACATGCAGGTTACTGAATTACTCAGCGCCAGCGAGGCACAGCTAGCTGCCTATTACGATGAGTTGGTCCGCTTTATGGAGGCAAAAAAATGAATGCTTCGGGACGCTGGACTAACAGCATACCTCCTGAGATTACTCAACTGGTTAGCGAACCTTTTCCAACCTGGGATTGGCAAGTGCGCGAAATCGATGATGAAGAGTGGATCGTCGCTCGGCTAATCGACAACAATAAATGTGAGCGCATCGTCGCTGGTCGCGTAGCTGTCGTTGTAGAGGGACCTGCCAATGAATGAAGAGAAAGAGTTTTCGAAACAGGATGCCAGAGAATTTGTAGACGCAGCAGACTCCTACCTGCTGCTCACCCTCAACGACGATACTCCCTCTGCAGCAGGCTATGCAAATGATATAGATCAGTTGCTAATGATTAGTGCTTACCTGAACACAAATCCTCCCCTAGCGCACAACCTGCGTCTGCTCCTCAGTAAGGCCAACCCAACACTACCATCATTAGGGGATAATTAAATGACCAGTATCAATTTCGTAGCACTGCTCGGCGAGATAAAAGGAGATGTGCGTCACAACACAACCACAAATTCTCAGGTTGCAAATTTCACCCTCATCACCCAGGCCAAGGCGCATCCCAACGCGAAGGTAGATTATTTTTCCACCTATCATAATGTCGTAGCGTGGGGTCGCTTAGCAGAAGCGGTGCAGCAGTGCAAAGAAGGTGATCAGGTGCAAGTCGAGGGCAACTTGGAAACCGAATCGTGGGAAGATCGGAAAACTGGAGACAAGAGATATAAGACGGTTATCAAGGCAAGAAATTTGACAGTTCTGACGGAGGAAATTAACACGCCTAAAACTCGCGCTGAAGAAGTGCAGGAGGAATTAGATGCCCCCTTCTAAAGTGCCATCTCCAGGCCGCAGGTCGCGTAACAAAGGTGCGAGGGTGGAACGTGAGATCGTCGCACTCCACCAGGCGCTCGGCGTAGAGGCTGAGCGTGTGCCACTGTCAGGTGCAGCTGGTGGTAGCTACACAGGCGATGTCATCGTTGACAAGCGCTTCCGTGCCGAAGTCAAAGCACGCAAGAATGGGGGTGGCTTCGCGCTCATCGAAAGATGGTTAGAGGGCAACGATATGCTCATCGTCAAATCAGATCGTAAAGAGCCTCTCGTAGTGTTGCCGTGGAATGTTTACGGCCAATTAATCACAGGCGAATAGATTGAACACGCCTGAAGATTTTGATGTCGAGCAAGCACTGCTGTCTGCTTGTATGCAGCGCAGCAGTGCTATCAGTGACTGCGTTGATAAGGGGGTCGAGGTTGAAACCTTTTGGACCCCTACAAATCAAAAACTGTGGTTAGCGATGCAGGATGCTATCGTAGCTGCCCCTGCTGGCACAGACTCTATCGATCCCATGCAACTGCTGCGCTACGCTACCCCTCGCGCTCCTGAAATCAGTCTGGTGGACCTTACCAAACTATTTACTCTGATGGGCACCTCGCACAACGTGGCGTGGCACGCACAGACGCTATTAGAGCTACAGCAACGCCGTAGACTCGCAGAGATGGGCAGGTCATTATCAAATCGCGCCGTGGACATGGCCGACGATCCTGACGATACCATTTTTGATTTAGAAGAGCAGTTGTCGCGCAACGCACGGTCTGATGAGTCGGGGCTAATTGCCTTAAATAAGGCGATTGACCAGACCGAACTTTGGGCACGCCAGAATAGTGGGTTGGGACTGTTGGGCGTGTCTACTGGTTTTGACAAGCTGGATCAAATTACTAATGGGCTGCAGCCAGGCCAGGTGATGATACTTGCAGCACGCCCATCGAAGGGCAAGTCTGCGCTTGCTTGGCAGATCGCATCACACATCGCCTACGCTGGACCCGTAGCGTATTTCAGTTTGGAGATGGATGCACGTAGTCTTGTACTGCGTGCGCTGTGCCAAGAGACTGCCATCCCAATCTCGGATCTTGCACGCAATAACATACCACCCCAGGCTCAGGAATCATATGATGCTGCTGTGGCGAGTCTGCGCACGCAGCAGCTGCACGTAGATGAACGAGGCAGCGTGACGATGCACGCCTTAAAGAGTCGCTGCAAACGACTGCATCGTAAAGAGCCCCTGAAATTGATTGTGGTGGACTACCTACAGCTGATGACTGCTAAGCAGGCCACCACCAGAGAGCAAGAGGTGTCACAGATTAGTCGCTCCATTAAAGCACTGGCAATGGATCTCGGTGTGCCCATCCTCGCTGTAGCTCAGCTGAATAGATCGATTGAGATGCGCACAGGCGAACAGTCGCGCCCCACCCTATCAGACCTGAGAGACTCAGGACAAATCGAACAAGATGCAGACATAGTAGGGATGGTGTGGTGGGGGTGGGAACACTGCGCAGACCTACCGCCAGGAGACTGTGAACTCATCGTGCGCAAAAATAGGAATGGGCCATTGGGCACAATGATCATCGATTGGAAACCCGAACAGGTGAAATTTGTTGAGAGAAGAACGTAGAGAAACAAAACATATACCCGTGCCCGTAGTGTCTGCGGCAGCACAACGCGAACTGATACGACGATGGCAACAGGAGCAGGATATTGCAGCACGCGACCAGCTGGTGCGTATGACGATGGCACTGGTTACAAAGATGATCGGTGAACGCGATTGGATGATGACAGATTATGATGATGCGTATCAGAATGCGAGTATTGAATTACTGAATGCGATTGACCGATTCGACCTGTCACAACCTTGGAATTTTACAACGTATGCGCGGCACTGGATACTGAAAAGTTTTTATGAAACTGCCGCCACACGCGACAGTGAACCATCGCATGTAGCCGCTCGGCGTAACGCAATAAGACGCATAGAAAAGGATGCACTGGCAGCAGGCCAAACCGAAGAGCGTGCGGCTCAAACTGCTTACGCAGCGAAGACACAACATGAAAAGCACAGACTCAATAAAAAGGTGCCCATCGAAGACGTTGCAGAGATAGAACTATCGATAAGCCAACCTGCCCCAAGTATGGATGTCGCAGCGATGATGAGCGAAATCACAAACAAAAGGCATGACACGATCCTGCGATTCAACCTGGGCCTGTTGGGCAATAGACCGTGGAAAATGGCGTATATCGGCAGAGTGATGGGTTTGAGTCGAGAACGCATCAGGCAGTTACGTGAAATAGGATTAGAAGAGATAAGGCGTAGTGTGTCGAGATAGTGGCAGTGGGGAGACTGCGCTATTACGCTACGCCTGGGGTGGGCGGTTCTGGGGAGTGCTGCCCACCCCCTTGATTACAAATAAAACGAGGCAGTATGATCAACGTAATCCTGAGCCAGGATCAACTAAGGGGCGCTCTATATCATGCGCAGTTGAACTGCGGCCAGGGCATTGGTGGGATGAAATCTCAGATCCATGCGTCACCTCAACGCAGGCAGCGCATGGGGGTAGATCAGGCTACTGGACAGGTTGCTATGTGTAGCGTGGCAAAATACCTACACGGTGATGCAGATAAATATTTTACGACCAGGTTTTTTAGAAACCTGGACCCGAATATATCAGATGGTGGATACGACCTGGGTTGTGCCAACATCGACGTAAAAGGTGGGTTCATGCGGTTCTCTTCTGATCCGCAAGACTACAGCCTGTTAGTGCGACCACGGGAAGTACATGACGATTGGGTATATATCCACTGCCTGATCCATCACGCAAACGAAGATCCGAAAACGTGGGTTAATACACCCCCCACGATCTATATCACAGGTTGGGCTGCATCAGAGGACCTGCCTAAGACTCCCATTGCAGATGGTCCTTTGCAAGGTGCGTTAGAAATCCCTGTTCCGAAACTAAACCCTCTCCCACCCATCCGATACGATTGGTTTAAACATGGATTTGCGAGAGAGGATAGTTGAGCATTTGGCTGAACACACAAAAGAGAACCAGGTAATATTTTTTGATCCACCAGA